ATGAGTATCATTGGCGATATGCAAAAACGTGTGGTAAGCGAACTATGCAATTAGGTGGTTTACATGGGTTTACACGGTTTACAGTGGTTTACGTGGTTTACACGGTTTACATATGTAAACCGTGTAAACCAGGGTGGATTTAGGGTGGTTTACAAGGTTTACGGCATTGCAGTGCAGTAATCTGGCATTGTGTAAACCAGTAAACCAGTATTTCTAGGAATTGATAAAAAAAGGAACAACAATGAACAAATTACGACTGAACAGTGAATGCATAGGCTGCAGTGATGGATTCACGCCAAATGATGATGGCGTGCCACTATGTGGATTTTGTCGCAACAATGTACCTGCAGTGCGTGCCAGACTCAAAACCATGCTGGCAGTGATTGGTGACACTTTGGCCAGTAACATCGAACGGCTAAGTGAAAACGACACTGCCAGATTCGATGCAATCTACAAAATGAAAATCAACCTGCCAAGAGCAGGCAACACCACAGAAGCAATGGCAGCACATCGATTGGCACACAGTGATTTTGCCATGCGTATTGCAGCCACCAAACGCAAGAATGATGCACTATCAGCAGTGCTTCAATTGCAGGATACCTGCAAGGCCCTACAAGACAAGATACACGCATTAGCCACACTGGAACACCTATCATGAGCACAAGAAGCAAAATATACGATATAGAACCACAGTTTGTATTTATTTTGGTACGAGTGCACGGCATACGTGGCACCTGCAAAATACTGCAGGTTGGCAGCCATGCACTGCAAAAGTTTCTGAAGTTACACAAATTCGATAATTCGCCACAATGGACCAAAAAACATGTACTGCAGCACTACATCAACAAAGGATTTAGTGCACAGGAGATTGCGGCAGAATTAGGGTGTGTGTCAGATACCGTGTATACCTGGCTGCACAAATTTGATTTGATTGTCGATTACAAACCATGGACTGCACAAGAAGAAAAGTATTTGCTATTCATGGCGTTTCAGGAACCGTGGCCAGTGATTGCACAAAAGCTTGGCAGGACCATTGCGGCCGTACAGATTCGCACAAAGAAGCTTGGCATTCGATCATCAGCAATGATTGGCTATTGTGTCGAGGATATTGCCAGTGATACGCACATGACACGCGAACAGGTGCGCGTCTGGTACCAACAGTTAGGCCTGAAATCATCACTAATAAAAACCACACGCAATGTGACTGTGAACCCTGTAGATTTCTATGAGTGGCTAATAGCAGGCAATATATTCCGCATCGAGGATATAAGCAAGTGTGCACATTGGCTGAAAGAGATTCACGCCAATGCCATGCAGGAATATATATCAAACAAAGAAATCAATTACTATGCACCAAAAGTAATGGATTACGCAGCGCGGCAAAAGTGGCCAAACCGTGTAGTGCCTGAAGTGCTGATGTATATCCATCGATATGGCATAGGCAATCTGTACAGACGTGATGCAGTGCGCGAGTGGCTGAAGCACTACAGGTATCTACTACCACGCAAGATTACGCCACAAATGCCAAACTATTTATGGTGGCGTGATTTTGCCAGTGAATGGGATCACTACTATATATACCGTAATGAAGTAGTAAATATGATTGGCGAGTATGAAGGCAAATTATGCCACCTGCAGAAGGCGTATGCGTTCCCAAAATCTACGTGTAGCATGCATGGCTATTTTGTGCGGAGTGAAATTGCCAGCTGGTGCAGAACCACTGGCATGTATACAGAATGGCTAAAACACTTATGAGAAACGCCAAAACAGACCACAATCAAAACGAGATTGTGCAGGCATTGCGCCAGATTGGGGCCAGCGTAGTACTGCTGCATAAAGTAGGCAGTGGTGTGCCTGATCTGCTGGTAGGGTTTCGTGGCGTAACGCATCTACTCGAAGTGAAGCAGGCAAAAGGCAAACCCAACGTAAGGCAAGAGCAGTGGTATAGAGAATGGAACGGCCGTGCACCAGTGGTAGTAAAAACCATTGATGATGCAATCAATGCAGTAATAGACAATTGACAATGTATATCATATTGATATATGATATGCGTGGCGTTGAATGATAGGAGTAGACAAAATGGAATTAGTGAAGCAAATTCGTGTGTTGGCAGTGTTGCTAGGAATTGTGGCAATACTCATGGCGTGGCTGAATCAATACTTTATTTCGGGGTGTATGACCATACTAGCACTGCAGTTTGTGGTGTGGGTATGGCACCAACAAAAGGCTGGCAAGTGATTACACTACTCTTATACCTAACCTGCAGCCTAGGAACCTGCCACGTGGCACCACTCAATGTTACACCAGCAGCAGTGGCCATTGCCACGTGTGAGAGTGGCGATACAGTCACCTTTGGTAGCTATGCATTGCATGCTAGGAGTGCCACAAATGATGGTGGCATCTGGCAGTTTAATGATAGTACGTATATGTGGCTGAATGGATATGATCATGCAGAGCAGGACACGCCACGCAATCAATACGACACGTTTGTATACCTATGGAATGATGGCAAAGGCTGGCGGCATTGGGCAAGTAGTAAATCATGCTGGGATAAGTGGTTGTATATTGATGCGAATGATAAGGCAGTGATGAAATGACAATGAACGAATTTATATTCGAGCCATATACGCCAAAACCCGAAACATATCGTATGTATATATTTCGCCAAGAAGTGGCATTTACCAAACATGGCGATGTGTGGAATGGCAAATTGCAATTTGACGGCAAAGAGCATTTGTTGTCATGGTCAGTGAACCCAACACAAATGCATATCGATCGCGTACAGGTGCGTACAAGTGATGATGGTATTTATCGCACTGCACTTGATTATGATTTTATGAAGCACTTGGCCAGCCTGCATAAACTTACTGCATGGCAGCAGTATGATAATGGATTTGAAGGGTTTGGTACATACACCAGTGAACATCTTATATATAGCGTGGCTGGCCTTGATTTCTATGCAGAAACATCAATGGACAATACCTGCTGGCGATACGTTACAGATGGTGATGATCACTGCTGGCATTTTTCACGTTGGTTTAATAACATGGATTACAAACCATGCCTGCATCATTTTCGGCATTGGGTGAATGCCAGCATTGAGTATAAAGAGGATTACGAAAACTATATATGACACAAGAAACACTAAAAATACTTAATCAGTCAGTAGTGTTCACTGCAAAAAAAGAACATCCTACTGATTTGTTTTATGCAGAAATTACGCTAGATGATAAGACGCACTTTATGATGTACCGACGCAATCCAACGCATATTTGGATTGATGGCCATCCAATGAAAACAATATTTGGTCATCATATCGAATTTGATTTTAGCAGGCATTTAGTGGAGTTAACCACGCTTACATCATGGCAATTACTCGAACGACAGTGGCTGCCAAAACAAAATCAAATCAACGATGATTTTGAACAGGATTATGGTTTATTGTGTGTTGTTGGGTGTAAGTTTGGGATTAACTATACAAAGGATCGTAGCTGCTGGCGTTACCTGCATTATGAAGAATATGGCGACTTGCAGGAATCGCTATCATACTTAGCTGCACAATCAGATTGGTATTCGAGCGACGAAAAACCGTCATTACAACATTTCATCAAATGGGTAATGAGTAGTGTTGCATATGAAAAGGGATTTGGGGAAAAGGAATTATGAACACTGCCACCATCATTGCCACCACTAACGCGCCAGTGGAATAAGAAAAGAATATAACCCCAATCCACCAATAACAGCCATGTATACTATATGTATATATGGCTGTTTTTATTCGGAGTAAACACCAATGAGTACTGCAATCAGGCTGCCAGTCAATGCACCAAGCTACAGTGCAGGTGGTGCAAATTTCTACATTGATCGCACTGGTGCCATCTACCAAACATGGGTTGGCAGAACCACTGCTGGTGGTCCATGGGGATCGCATATTTATCGCACTGCACCAGGCAGCACACCACAATTGATTTGGTTTGAACCAGGCTGCAATGGCTATTTGGAAGTAATCAATTACCAGCTATGGTTGGGATATTGTGACGCGCGCGGCCTGCAGTGGCGTTTGCTTATTGATGGCTATATTGATCCAAGTAATGTGCCATCATCTACCATCATCGATGTAAATGAAGCACAGGTGCAAGGCCTAAAGAATGCCACAGCCACTGCACAGCAAACAGCAGACCGTGCCAGCAGTACTGCCAGTGCAGCCAACGCCACCGCCAATGCCACCAACGTAAGCATGCAGCAATTAAAAGCACGCGTGACCACACTCGAACAACAGGTGGCAGCACTGCAAACACAGGTAAACAATTTGCTTACGCCAAACCAAGTGGCTGATCTGGTGTGGACAAAAGTATGGGATATTAATTATCAGATTCGTATGGGATTCCTGGCAGGCAAATCACCTATTGAAAACGTGCAAGATTACATCAATGATTTGGCCGTGTACATCAAGAAGGTAATGAAACCATGACCACACCAGATGCATTGTTTCGCCACGATTTTAGGCAGTGGAAATCAGCAGAAGATTTTCGCACACATGTATGGTCATATGACAGCAACATTGCGAATTGGGCCAAAACAATTATCATGCATCACACCTATTCGCCACAGGAATACCAGTGGCGTGGTTTGGCCACCATGACTGGCATGATGCGTTACTATTGCGGCCTTGGCTGGACCAGTGGTCCACACTTGTTTATTGCGCCAGATGGCATCTGGCAAATGACGGCCATCAATGAGCCAGGCACACATGCTGCCATGTGGAATAATAAATCATGGGGAATTGAGATGGTTGGCTATTTCGATCATCACACGTGGTCAGACAAACAACGCACTACCATGTACCATGTGGCAGAAACGCTATTACGTTGGCGTGGCCTGCAGCCATCAAAGAATACTGTATTAGGCCATAGAGAAACAGGCAGCAAGAAAACCTGCCCAGGTACTATGATAGATATGAATGTGGTGCGTGCTGATTTGCGTGCACGATTTGTACAGGATACCAATCCATGAGCACTGTAGAAACACAGCTGGCAGAAATTAATACTCATCTCACCTACATTGCCAAACGTCTAGACGAAGGCAATGCAAAATTTGCCGCACTCGAAGCACGCATAACGCAATTAGAGCAAGAGCAAACGAAATGGAAAGGTGTGATGATGGCGATCAGTGCACTGTATGCAGTGCTGGTATTTGCATTGAATTATATGAAGTAGGAGTAACACCATGAAACCATGGTATGAATCAAAAACGATTTGGGTAAATGCACTGCTGCTGATTGGTAGCGTGTGCCTAGCACTACTCAATGAACCTGCAATGAAGGAATATGCACCTATCATTATTATTATTAATACTACTATTAATGTAATATTACGCATTATGACAACCAAAGAAGTGAGTGTGTAGAGTAGGTGTATATGGACAAATTAGACACAGTAAAAAGAGGCCGCAAACGTAGCGACAAATGGCAGGATAGGTTTCTTGCAGACTTTAAGAAGCACGGAAATTTACAGCACGCAGCAGATGCAGCGAATGTGGCACGTCAAACCGTATACAATCATCAACGTGATAATCCTGCATTTAATGAACAGTGCGAGGAGGCATATGCATCATTGTGTGGCAAGAACGAAGTTAGATTATTGAAGCATGTAGAAGATGGTAATTTAATGGCACTGTTTGGTTGGTTGCGTGCCAACATGCCAGAAAAATACCGTGAAAATAATTTCAAGGTAGATACCACCATTACACATGATTATGTAGTAGAGATTGGCACGCCACGTGTACCAGCAATTACCAACACCGCAGATACAATACAAGACGTTACGCCACAGCGAGTGTACGAAACCACAGGAGATGTTTTGGAATAATCCTGCACGGTTTCGGGCCTTCATTGGGGGCCGTGGCAGTGGCAAGACCAGAGCAGGGGTTATTGAAGTATTGCGAATGCCACCAAATAGTACTGGCATGATCGTGGCCCCAACATACCCAATGCTACGTGATGGACCACGCAAGATGCTATTAGATATTGCACGGCCTGCTGGCATACTTAAAACGCACAACATATCTACAGGCACTATTGTGTTGCATGGCAATAGAACAATATTGTTACGGAGTGCAGATAACCCTGATCGCTTACGTGGTGCCAATCTTGGTTGGATATGGTTTGACGAAGCAGCCATGATGCACATCGATGCGTGGCAAATTGCCATTGCCACGTTGCGCGAAATGCCAGGCAAGGCATGGATAACCACCACGCCACGCGGCCGTAATTGGATATACGATTTATGGCATGGCAGCAGTAATCCTGATTATGCAGTGATACATAGCAAAACCACAGACAATGTTTTTCTACCTGATACGTTTATCCACACGTTACGCACAAGTTATACGAGTGAACAATTCGAGCAGGAAGCCAATGGTCAGTTTGTTGATTTGTCTGGTGCACTGTTCAAACGCCAGTGGTTTACTTTAGTAGACCAGGCACCACCAAACCTGCAGTGGTACAGGTATTGGGATTTGGCCACCAGTGTGCGTGATAGTGCAGACTATACTGCCAGTGTGCGTGTGGCTATGGCAGATGATGGCATCATGTATATTGCTGATGGCATACGCATCAAGGCTGAATGGCCAGATGTACGCAAGATCATGATCGATGTAATGCGATCAGAAGCAGACGATACCACACAAGGTGTAGAAGAAGCATTGCACGGTTTGGCAGGCCTGCAAGAATTGCGCCGCATGCAAGAGCTGGCACACGTTACATTGATTGGCTATCACGTAAGCAAAGATAAGATGCACCGCGCTATGCCATGGGCCGCGCGTGCTGAACAGAATATGATTCGCGTCGTGCGTGGCGAATGGTGCCAGCAATTCATTGATGAATCAGTCGCATTCCCGTATGGCAGCCATGATGATATGGTTGATGCAGTCAGGGGCCAATGCCATGTTAGGTGATGGCAGCGTAATGTATGATTTTATGTAATTGGTAGTAAAGGCAATGTGCAATGACTTATAAAGCAATCGAGGCCATACCAGGTTGGTACAACGTTGCCAAGAAGGCTGGCGAATTATACGGCACCATCGATGCATACGAAAAGGTGCCAATGTTGTACCGTGCTATCAATTTGCGATCAGACGCGCTAGGCACTGTACCATTTGTATTAGAACGCAATGGCGTACCAGTGGATTATCCATTTACCACGCCAATGGACATGCTGATACAAGAAACCGAACGTGCACTGCTGCTTACGGGAAATGCGTTTTGGTTGCGTTTATATCGCGGCCGTGTATTGTACGGGTTTCAATTCCTGAATCCCAAATCAGTTACTGTGGAATACAAGGCTGAATACCAAACAGCAGACAACATACTATCAGGTTTACGATTTAGCCAAAACATCAATGGTACCATCTATGGCCCTTGGACCATTGACCAAATTGTGTACTGGCGTGAACCGTCTATTCGAGATGATGTATATGGTGGCGTGGCACCTGCCAGCGTGGCACTGCAATCTGCACAGCTGGCATATTACTTGGAACGATTCACCAGTGCATTTTTTGAACATGGTGCACAGCCAGCCGTAATCATGAGTCTAGACAAATCAATTACGCCACCAGAATATGAACGCCTTAAATCTGATTGGCGATCACGTGTAGAGAATGTTTCAAACGCATTCAAAACATTCTTTTTTAGAGGTGAAGTAAAAACCCAAATTCTTACCTTCCCGTTAAAAGATATGGAACTTGTACCACTACAAGAACGCGTGACCACCAACATTACTACCACGTTTGGCGTGCCACGGACCATGCTGGAAGCAAGTGCTGCAAACTATGCCACTGCTGATAGTGATCGCCAATCATTTTGGCGAGAAACCATTGTGCCACGGCTGGCATTCTATCAACGTGTGCTAAATCAGCAGGTATTTGCACCACTGAAATACAAGATGCATTTCACGCCAGAAGTATTAGATGTATTTCAGACTGATGAAGCACAACGAGCTGGCAGCCTACTGCAATTAGTACAGGCTGGCGTGCCACTAAGCAGTGCAATGAAGATTCTAGGCTATGACAACATCGATGAAGCAATAGGAATGCCACCAACCATCACTGGCCCTGACGTTACAGGAGTCAATGTGGATAATGGTGCAGAAATTGTGGATGAATCACTAAACGATATGAAGGCAGTGCAGGCCAGCAGGTTGGCTGATTTGGAAGCATACGAACGCAAGGCATTGAAACGCTACAAGGCCAAAGGCAATGCGGCCGCCACGTTTGAATCAGATGTATTGCCACGCTACATGACTGATTACATTCATGCAGAACTGAAAAGCGTAAAAAAAAAGAGTGATATAGCACATGTATTTCACTTCATAAAGGCACTTACATTGGCTGATCTCACACCAGCAGAGCGCAAGGTGTACGACGCAATAGCCAAGAAGCTGGCCACACGGAGTGATAAGAATGCACAGGCCATTGCAGATGGTGACTACACGGCCATTGACACTGATTTGCGTAATCTACTCACTGACAATGTAGCGCAATTGGTACTAGATGCAGGTGCACAACGTATTCGTACTATACCTGGCATGGCTGATGTTGTAGGTGATGACGTTATAAAACAAGGCATTGCCAACCACGCCAATACCTACATAGATTCGTATTGGAACCCATTCCTGCAGGATTTGTCAGCCACTGAACAGAGTTATATTAGCAGCGTTATTGCCAATGCACAAACCACGGTTGGCATCACTGCTGATGATATTAAAAACCAATTAGCCATGTTTGGTGATTTGCGTGCACAACGCATTGCATTCACTGAACCTACACGAGCCGCAGCACAGCAGACGTTTGCCATTCAGAATCAGGCACTGCAGGCTGGCATCAATACCACTATGGTATGGATTGCAGAAAACGATGGTGAAGTATGCGATTTATGCGAACCACTAAACACGCTGACACAAGACGAATGGCCACCAGAAGCAACAGATGGACCACCACGCCACGTAAATTGCAGGTGTGCTATTGGATTGCAGCTGGTGAAATCACCAATTATTGAAGCAGGTGATTAGATGGCATTTAGCATTGAAGTGCAAAACGCAACACTGCACCTGATCGAGAAGGTCAGGCAGTTACAGGAGAATGTACTACCTGTAGTGGCTGGCCTTGCAGTCACTGAATTAATCAAGAACGATCCACCACCACCAGCGCGTGGCAGTGCACCAGGGTTTGTCAGTGATAGGCAGCGCAAATTTGTTATGGCAGGCAAACGCAATGGCACCATACAAATACCGTATGTACGCGGCCGTGGTGCAGGCAAATCACAGAAACTGAATAGGTCATACCTGGTACTACGTGGCACCATTGCAGAATCACAGGTAGTAAGCACTGCGAGCTATGCACAGTATGTGGTGGGGAATAAGCAGGCACCAATACATCAGGGCCGTTGGCTGACCACTGATGATATTGCCAAACGTATGGAAGAGAGTGGCCAAATCAAAACCGTGGTAGAGCAGGCCGTTAATCAGATTTTTGGGTAATGTACACTAGTGGCAAGCATGTAAGGAGTAATCACCATGGCAGGATCACGACACAGTGCAGCAGATATGCAAATCATACGCATGGCCCGCAAGGCATCGCAATCCATTGCCACCTATATGGAGCAATTGGGCGATGATATGCAAGATGATGATGATGCCGAAATTAAATCATACGAGATTGGCGAGGAATTCAACACACGCCAGCGTATGCTAGTGTCAGCACTCATTGAGGTGACACACGAAGCAGGCAAGTTTGATACATCAGCTGGTGCTAATGGCGCGCACTACATGCCAGCTGAACAAAATGTATTCATGGCCAAAGGCATCTATTGTGAACACTGCTATTTTTATCAGCCTGATTATCAGTGTGCGATTGTTGATGCAATTATTGATCCAATGGCATTGTGTAAGTTTTGGGTAATTCCACAATCAGAGATTACAGAAGCAATGGCTGAATCAGAAGTGATTGATATGCCTGTTGAATCAAGGGCAGAGGAAATTTATAAGGAACCAATGGAAGGCGATATGCTGGCAGTGCGTGCTGCTGCTGATAGCGTAAATTTACAATTTGGCGATGATTCTGCATATGAAATCAATAATCCTAATGATGTGAAATTAGCGTATCAAATGCGGATTGCAGATCAAGACGGGCCAGAAGGATTTGATGAATTCAAGGCTGATTTGATTGCACTAGCGAAACGCAAGGGCCCTGATTTTGTTGCAGCATTGCCAAAAGAATGGCGTGATGAGATGACCAAATCAGTGAAAGATTTTGCACGTAAGCTGATTGGAATTGTGCAATGAAGTATGCAGTCAAACAAGTTTCAGATTACGTGGTACGCGGCCGTGGCGTGGTGTTTGGTGGCAAAGATTTAACGGGTGATCGATTCACTGCATCAACAGATTTTGGTGATACACGATCATTTGTAGGAATGCCCGTGTATTATGACCACGGCCTAAGTGATTTGCAGTCACAAATCGGCACTGTAAAAATGTGGCAACCTGATGATGAAGGCATTGATGTTGATATTGAAATCGACAAACGCCACAAATATGCACAGCAGGTGATGGCCCTTGTAAAAAAGGGTGTGCTAGGATTATCCACAGGTGCACTATCACATCTGGTAGTACGCGATGGTGGCGAATTGAAACGATGGATTGTTGGGGAGATTAGTTTAACACCAACGCCAGCTGAACCACGAACCATGGCTATTTCTGATATGAAGGCAGTGCCACAGGCCAGCAATGGCGGCCCTGCAAATGTCAGTAGCAATACATTAGTAAACACTCTTACATCAAAGGAATTATCTACCATGTCAGATCAAGCGCAAGCGATCAAAGAGGCCGTGAAGGCCGCCATCGAGGAGATGGCAGGTGAACCCGTTCGTGGTGGTGGTGTTGTTGCTGGCAATGCACCTGCTACCAAAAAGTTAACCACCATGGGGAATAGCAATGACCAAATGCAGGCCCTTAAGCACTGGATGCGTACCGGTGATGAAGTGGCAGCCAAGGCCGTATTAGTCGAAGGCACCAACGCAAATGGCGGTTTTTTGGTACCTGAAACGTATGCACAGCAAATCATCGATAAGCGTGATGAAACGTGGATTGGTGCCAAGCTTCCTATGCAACGCTACACCACGCAGTCTGACATTTTCAACATTGCTGCGCAAAATGAAAAATCAGATTTTGCATTCGTTGCGGAGTCAGGTTCATTTAACCAAGACGAGCCAACCTTTAGTGGCGTGGCCATCACGTTGTACACTGCATCACTTGGCATGTTGATTTCAAATCAATTGTTGCGTGATCAGGCCATGGATCTTGATGGATTTGTTGCACGTGAAGTAGGCCGCGCGTATGCACGTCACTTGAATAACTTCATGTTGGTTGGTACGGGATCAAGCCAACCCTATGGCATCATTCCACGTGCTACCGTCAACACCGAAACACTGGCTAGCACCACGGGTGTTGATGCAGCGGATATTATCAACATGGTCCACAAATTGCCAGCCTGGTATGCAGATGATAGTGCCAGTGTGGGTTGGGTAATGCGAAATACCACGTTAGGTGCTATTCGTGCACTCACTGGCAATTTCTTTAGCTTCCAAGCGACGCCACAAGGCGGCATTGATAATCTGTATGGTAAACCTGTTGCAGTATCAGACAAGATTGCAGCCATGGCCGCCAGTGCCAAGAGCATTTTGTTTGGTAACTTCAATTACTATGCATATGTCGAGAATCTCAATTTGGAAATCAGCCGCAATCCATACCTGTACCAGGCGAATTACCAAACTGCTATTTTCTGTACTGCACGTTGGGGTGGTGACGTTACGCAGGCTGATGCATTCGTGTTGGGTAGCAATCCTGCTTCATAGGAGTAAACCCAATGCGTGTAAAGCTTCATAACAGCCTTGCACGAACGGTTGGCACTCGAATGGTAGTACATGCTGGTGGTGATGTTATCGACGTCACCACCAGTGAAGGCACCAGGCTGATTGCCACCAATCGTGCCACGTTTGTGCCAGCCATCGATGTACAAGAGCAGGCACCAGCGCAGGCACCAAAACGCGTGAAACGTCTGCCAAAGGAATAAACCACTATGGCATATATAACTGCAGCAGAGTTACGATCATACATTGGTGCCACCAGTAGCAGTGATGATACCCAATTAGGGTTTGCTGCCACGCGTGCACAGTCAATGATTGAAACGTACACCAACCGCATTTTTGAATGCACTGCCGATACCACACGGTATTACAATGCACTTGATTTTCGGTATGGTGGAAACATTGATGCATTCAATAACACACTGCAATTGGATTTTGATTTGTGTCAGCTGACCAGCATACTTAATGGCAATGGTCAGGCAATACCAACCAACGTGGTGGTGCTGCTTCCTGCCAATTACACGCCAGCCTATGCAATCAAAATTCAAATGAACACCAGCTATATTTGGACCTATACAGGCACACCAGATATTGCAATTTCAGTGACTGGCAGATTTGCCTACTCGATCACGCCACCTAATGATATTGTGGCAGCGTGTTTGCGTTTGGGTGGGTTCATCTATCGTGCACGCGAAGGCACACCAGATAGTGATCGCGCTATTCTGTCATCAGATGGCGTAATCCTACAGGCACCACGCATCCCCACAGACGTGCAGCAGATGTTGGAACCCTACAGGAAGCGTAGCTAATGGCCAGCAATATTGATGCAATCATATCTGCTATTGTGGCACTCAATGTACAGCTATCTGGCAGTAGTGTGCTGGTGCGATCAGGCACCACACTAAAGGATAGCGAGGAAATCAGCGATCTGCCAACGCGGATTGTGTCACCTGTTGGCATGACGTCACAACGAACCCGTGTGCAAACGTTAGGTGGTGCAGGCCACGTAATGAGTACAGAGTGGACCATCACAGACACATGCCTATTGCGTGCAGTAGGCATGGGGTTGGGATTAACAGATATTGCCACGGTATACCAGGCATACATGGCCGCGTACATTGAGCAGGCACGCCAGCTATCAAATCAAACCTACACACTCACACTACTCACACAACGTGCACAGGTGGTCGAGTTTGCAGTAGGATCAGGCCGAAATTATCATGCAGTTATTTGCACACTCACGTTTGTTGAGATTGTGCAGTAAGGAGATTTACAGCCATGGCACAAACCACAGGTGCAATGTCAGGAGCGGCCGCCACCATTAGCTACCAATCTGGTGGCACTGGTACCTACACAGATATTTCAGGAAGCAGCCAATCAGTAGACGTGGTAACGCTTACCAAAATGACGGGTGAAGCATACACGTTTGATGGCAGCTATGCAGTGTTGACGGTTGGCAAGAATGAACCATCAGAAGTAGTAGTAAATGTGTTGTACACCGATACCACTACCGAAGCGTATCAAACCATGCTCACTGCATTTGAAAGTAGCACGCTAATTTCGCTCAAATGGGTGCCAGGTGGTGCCACTTCTGGTGCAGATACCTACACCACGAGTGCTGGCCAAATTACTGCTATTGATTTGCCTGCTATCGATGCAAGCAGTGCAGGCCCGATCATGGCATCATTCACGTTACGATGTGCGAGTATTACCCACACCACCTAATTGGATTATGCACAGATTGCGTGGTTGGCAGTGCTGGCCACGCAATACTACTATAGGAACAACACACGATGTACACTATTGATTCTACAAAGTTAACTATTCGCGATGTGGCAAACCTTGTAAAGGCTGGCCAATCCAACAATCTCGATGCACTGCTACCAATCATGAATAAGTGTGTGCAAGTAGATGATGGGAGATTGGCAGAAGATTTGCCTGCAAACCATTTGGCGCAAATCATCAGTGCTATTGTCAGCCGTGTATCAGGTGACACAAACCCAAAATAGCAATGGCATTGCGTGCACACCTATGGACAAAAGCACCAATGCCTATTGAATACTTGGAATTGGTATTGTGTCGTGATATATACCACTGCACACCAGCAAATCTGCCAGACTGGCAGACCATATCAGAACATCTGGCACTGATGGCAATTGAAGCAGAAGTGAATGAACACAAGGCCAAACGCAAATGAGTGATACCACCGTAATGATTCGCTTCTTAGGTGAAGACGAAGTAACACCAGTGGCGGAAAACGTCACCACCAGTGTAGAAAATGTTGGTGGTGCAGCCAAAACAGCAGGCAGTGGATTCAGTGCCATGCAATCAATTGCCACTGGTGCATTTCAGGCCATTGGAAGTGCAGCCACCAATCTGGCAGGAGCCGCATTATCTAAGGTTGGTGATTTTATATCAGGAAGCATTCAGGAAGCATCAGAGTGGAATTCTGTAATCGCACAAACTGAAGCAGTAGTGAAATCCACAGGCATGGCGGCTGGCTTGACTACACAACAAATGGCAGATATGGCTGGTGCCATGAGTGCCAGCAGTGGTACCAGTATTTTTGCGGATGATGCAATTTTAGGTGCACAGAATGTATTGGCAACATTCACGCAAATCAAAGGCACAAACTTTGGCGATGCTACACAATCCATTTTGGATATTAGCCAAGCTATGGGTACTGATCTGCAATCATCTGCACTGCAAGTGGGCAAAGCCCTGAACGATCCTGTAGCAGGTATTGGGGCATTGTCGCGTGTGGGTGTGTCATTTTCTGAAGACCAAAAGAAGATGATCGAGGCGATGGTAGAAACGGGTGATGTGGCTGGTGCACAACAAATCATCTTAGGAGAGTTAAATAAAGAATTTGGTGGCAGTGCAGCGGCCGCGGTTGATACCTATGCAGGCCAGCAGGCATTGGTGGCTGCACAGTTTGCCGACATTCAGCAGACACTAGGAGAGGCATTGCTACCTGTACTGGTACGATTTGGCAGTTATGCCAGTGAAGTGCTGGTGCCAATTGTTGGTGATTTGGTCACGCAATTTGCAAACTTCATTAGCAGTGTTGACTGGCCAGGCATTATATCTGCCATTGATGAATTGTATTTATCCTCTGATGCATTCATTTCTGGCATCAATTGGAGTGGCATGCTGGCATCAATTCAGGCAGGGTTTAATTCGTTTCTGGTAGTGATTCAGCCAATCACTACTGCCATTGCCAATCTTTGGGCCGTAGCACAACCTGCACTCACTGCACTATACAATGCAATCACCACACAACTGGCATCACCACAAACGCAAGGCTATATGCAAAATATTATTAGCATATTTCAGTTACTAGGAGATATTCTGGTAACAGTGGTGGCAATGGCAATTCAGGATTTTGCAGACAACATTAGCAATCTCACCACTACACTGCAGGTTCTTTGGCCATACATTCAGATTGTGTTCAAAGGAATCATGGCATTGATTTTGCCATTTCAAGCGTTAATCATTGGTGCACTCACTGCTATCAGCCAGCTGCTAAAAGGCGATTTTGCAGGTGCATGGTTAACCATACAAAATGCTATTGGCGTATTTGTTACTGCCACACTCACTACCATTGGCGGTTTTGTGGCGGATCTGATTGGCAAACTCAATGGCATGGTGGCGAGCCTTGCCAGTGCTGCAGTGAATATTGGCACCAACATTGCACAAGGCATTGCGAACGGTATTAGTAATGGTGTAACTGCAATTACCAATGCAGCCAAGAAGGCAGCACAGGCAGCACTTGATGCAGCCATGGCATTACTTGGCATCAAATCGCCATCAACGGCATTTGCAAATCTGGTGGGCAGACCAATCGCGCAAGGCATGGCGGCTGGCATCATGGCAGGATTGCCAGACGTTACCAACGCAATGAATGCCACACTAGGAAGTGGCGTGAATGCAGCACAGGCCACCGTGCAGAATTACTACCAGCTATCTGCCACGTATAATACACAGCAGAGTGAATCAAGCATCATGGCGGATTTCAATGCCATGCAAATTCTATCAGGTGGTATATAGTGGCATACACACTTACCTACACCATACAAGGCACCACGTATACACTCAATAGTTATGATGCAGTGTCTGGCCTGACGTTTAACTATTTGGGTGATTTAGGTTTTGGCATGGCACCACTACACCGAATCACACAGCGCGGACCACTGCAGCAGGGTGATTCGGATGTAGATTTTCGCCTTGATCCACGCGTGTTGCAATTACCATTCATTTTCACTGCTGATACCATGACGCAACACTATGCTATTCGAGATAAGGTATTAGCAGTATTTTCGCCATCAAACGTAATTGGCACACTCACCATCACACGGCCTGATGGTACACAGCGTGCCATTGCCACAAAGATTTTAGGTGGTTTATCACTCGATGTTGACGCCAAATCAGGATATAGCGTGAAAACCATTGTGCAAATGCGTGCTGATGATCCTACCTGGTACAATCCTATACAAAACATCATCAATGGCACGCCATCAATTGTTGGCACACCAACCCCAATGCCGCGTTTATATCCTGTAACGTATGGTGCCACCAGCACGATTAACGCCAATACCGCAGTAACGTATACTGGCACTTGGAATTCATACCCAAACATTGTAGCAATTGGGCCACTCAATAATTTAGTGATTCAGAACACGAGCACAGGTGATACTATCACTCTTGCAGGAAACATTGCGGCTGGCACTACATACACGTTCGATTTACGCTATGGGTTCAAAACAGTAGTAGATCAGACTGGTGCAAATGTGCTATCAAACATCAGTGCTGCATCAAATCTGGCCACGTTCAATTTGGCACCAATGCCACAAATTATTGGCGGCATTAATAACATCTCGATTACTGCCACGGGTGGAAGTAGTGCCAGTAGCGTAACGCTTACGTACAATGACCGATTTATAGGAGTATAACCACCATGGCTGAACAATCAATTGGGTATGCCACTGTAGGCACTGGCGACGGCCCTGCAGCAGGATATGATTCGGCGCGTATGACAGTAATTGAGGCCAAAACACTTGGCATTGGCGTGCTGTTGCAAGGCAGTTATTTGGCGGCATCAGGCACTGGTACTGCCACGCTAGCCATTGCTGATGGCAGTGCAGTGGTGGCTACAGGAACCACTACAGTCACTGGTGGTTATCTGTACGAGAATACCAGCACTGCCAGCATTGCAGTGGGAACAGTGGCGAATGGCACCTATAATCTGGTAATTCTTGCCAATGAATCTGGTGCCAGTGTGACAGTTACGCGATCAGTAGCAGGCACTACTATCACCACCAAAACCACGCGGCTGGCACTGGCCACGAGTGCACAATTAACCACTGCTGCACAACCATACATTCAGCTAGGCACAGTAGTGGTAACGTCTGGCCTTGTAGGAACCATCACGCCATACTACTCATACGCCACGGCACGCCAATTGCCACATGCAAACTATGCAATCATGACGGGTGGCGGAGCCACCATGACTGCAGCGAATACAGATTATCAAATCGGTGGCTACACCATTTCGTCACCTAGTGCTGATGGCACAATACAGGTAGATGCACCAACAGGCACACTTTCAATTTATGCAAGTGGCTACTATTCCCTATCTTGGCAGGTCACATTTTCAACAGGCACCACTGGCGCGCGTAAGCTAAACCTATTCAATATGTTTAATGCCATTGCCATTTCACCTGCACTGTTTGCCACATCATCAGTAGTGGTTGGCACATGGACACAGTTTGTTACTGTCACTGCAGGAAGCGTGTTTAATACGGCACTGATTGTTGCCAGCACAGTAACAGGACAATCAGTTACATCAGCCAATCTGGCAGTAAAGCGGATTTAAATGGCACCTGTATACACCATGACCATTTACAATGCCAGTGGCGTGATTCAAACGATAGCCACGGATTATATGCAGCTGGCCATCAGCAGGCAGGTAAACAGTATTGACGGTTTGTCATTTAGCATGGCCAGCACGTCACCTAACGCGCAATACCTGCAGTATGGGTACATCGTATCAGTGACGCGTCAAGACACGGCACAAGGCATTACTGCAAGTGTGGAATTTGCTGGCATGATTCGCAAGATTGTGCGGATTGTCAGCACACAAACCATCTACCAAATCACGGCCGTATCAATGATGGCATTACTTGCAGATCGCGTGGTGGCGTATCGTGCCAACGTGGCAAACCGTAGTGTATTTTCTGCAGTGCCTGCTGAAACCGTGCTAAAAACATTGTTTAACTATAACTGCACCACGTTGGCAGTCACTGGCACAAAATCACAACGGATCATTGATGGCAACACTGCAGGCATGACCACGGCCGCCAGTGCAGGTGGTGGCAGTACTGTAAGCATTGCCTGCAGTATGCAGAACCTGCTAGAGGCAATGCAGAAGGTGGCTGCAGGCAATGGTGGCGATTTTGATATGATATGGACTGCACCAGCCACGTACACATTTACATGGTATTTGGGCCAGCGTGGCACCAATCGGAGTAGTAGTGTAATCCTATCAGTGCCTACTGGCACCATTGCAGAGTTACAAGTAATTACTGATCGGATTCAAGATTACACGAACGTGATTTTAGGTGGCAGTGGGGAATCACTAGCGCGCAATATGTACAGCAGGCCAGCCACACTAAACACGGGTTTGTCTAATCGTGAAATGTACATAGATTCGCGCAATCAGGGACCAGGCACCACTGCTGCCTATTACAATACTATGGGTGATACGGCACTAACACAACAAACCCAACGACGTACTATATACACAGTCAAGCTAACACAAAATGCAGCATTACGGTATGGCCGTGATTATTTTTTCGGGGATTTAGTGACCATCAATGATGGTGGCACGTTAGTAACACAGCTGGTGCAAGGGGTGGATATGAAATTTGATAGTAATGGAAGCGAAACCGTGAATGTCAAACTTGCTACTCAATAACTTGGCATCAACCATGTCAGGTATGCAGGCACTGCAGCGTGTTGAAACACCAGCGGCATGCCTGACACTGACGCGATCAGCCACGCTGGCCATCACGACGGCAGGCACTACTATTACATGGCAAACCGAAACCCGTGCAAATGGCATTACGTGGTCAGGAACAACTATTACAATACCTACTGCAGGATTTTATGCAGTGCAATTGGCGATTGGCACCACCGGTTCACAAACCATGGCATTTACGCGCATTGTTAATGGCGTGACCATTGGCGGATTTGTGGGTTTATTTTCTGCAACAAATTATTTCAGTGGACAATCTACAGCGTACTACGCAGCAGGTGACACGCTGCAGATTAGATTAGTGCCTGGTGCAAACTCGACTGTTACACAGGTTGCAGAGTATGCAGCCACGGAGTCACCTATATTGCACATCGTGCAACTAACAGGAAGTCAAACATGATTATTTATCGACTACTACTCGCAGTGCCACAAGTTTCATTCTTGTATGTAGATGGTTTTGGCACGTACTACGACACGCCACCAGCTGGCAGTGAAATCGTGGATTCACCACTACAAGAGCAGGCACTAGAGAATGTGCGTGAATGGCGTGATCAGTTACTACAAGAATCAGATTATACGCAATTGCCTGATGTGCCTATTTCGCCAGCTGATTTAGCACAATGGCGCGCGTATCGTCAGGCATTGCGCGATTACCCACAACAGATTAATGTGGCTGATTGGAGTGCACCACCATGGCCTGTTGCACCATGGTAAATGTGTGATATAATCGATTTGTCGAAACACACACACGCGCCAGCACAAACGCCACGTAACGCCACGCAAACCAGATGCGTGGCGTTTGTGTGTTATAATCTATTTGCTAGTCTAGTCTGTCACTAAGTAACGGTTTTGATTGCATAGCTGGCAACGCGGAGTGCACTTATATTAATACGCGAGATAATACCCAAT